ACCCCTTCATCAGCCCACTCAAATTTGTTTTCCTTTTTGGATTCCTTTTTAACCTGAATATTTTCAGACATTAAAAAAGGAGCATGGCTCCTTTATTTATATTATGATGCTGCTGCAGGAGCAGTTTTCTTTTTTCCAATGTTGTACTTTGATTCCAATTCCCACTCGCCTTTCTCTTTATAAGAAAGAACTTTGATTTGATTGAGAGGAGCAATATCAAGAACACTATCGGTATCGACAATACTGATAAGACCCCAATCAGACAAGAGTTGAGAAATTCTATTACGACGTTGTACATCATTTAGCGTAAGATTTGCTGTTTTACCATCTAAAGCAAACAACTCTTTAAAATGTACGATGTAATACTTACCCTGCTTATGCAGAATGTGACAAGATTGATACAACTTCTTTTCTTTTCTTGATGCAACACCAATTCTAGAAAGAGTTTCCCTTACCTTAAGAAAGTCATCCGGTTGAGCGAGTTTTACCTCTATCATACTTTCACGAGTCCACTGAACCTCAGCAACCTGAGTCATTACGTTTTGCCTCCACGTTTTAATTTAGATTTAATATAATCAATCTGTTTACTATTTAGAATTTTTAAAACTTGTTCTGCTTTCTCAGTACTATAGTTATAATACTCTTTTATTACTTCAATGTCTTCTACTTTTTCTTTCTTTTCCCATGGAGAAAACCGTTTCCTTGATCTGACAGCATTTATATAAAAATCATACTGCATTTTCTTAGGAATATCTGGAAGCATATTCATTTCATTGGCAAACATAATTGTGTCAATAAAACTAGATAGGCACTTGTTAACGATCCAAGATGGGTAGTTTTTTTCCCATCCAGAATCATCACCATCCATTAAATTTACTTTAGTTTGATTGATAGATTTAAGATAATCTGTCAAACTATACTGATACTTGCTCATTAGTAATTTAAAAGTAGTAGTTCTTTACGTTTCTTTTGATCACTAGTATAAGTTCCAGTAGATCTCATTGTGTAAGTAAGTTCCCATTCTTTCTGTTTCCATGTAGGAAATCTTTCTTTTACGAAAAGATCTGAGTTGTAAGTAATCATACATTTTTGTTCAGATTGACAGCACCTTGATGCAAACATTACATGATCAAATCCTTTATGCATATTGCCATTAGTTCCATACAAAGATGTTTTAATATCATATGGAGGATCTAAAAATACAAATGCATTATCATCATATAGAAATTCAGAATAATCAGTGTTGGTAATTTTCCAATACTGAATCAACTCGGAAACACCAGGCAACTTATCAATACCTCTGAAAGTAAAGTTCTGATGTGATGCCTGTCTACTAAAAGAAGAGGTAGCAGATAATCCACTAAAGGAACATTTGTTTAAAACATAAAAATTAAACGCTGTTGAGTAAAGATCGCCAGCATTCAATTGTTGTTTTGCATTATCAAATGCTTCTTTATGAGCACTAACACTCTCACCCAGTTCTGTTTTTAGTTCTCGAAGATCGTTAGAAAGACGAATACCATTATGCTGTAGCGTCTTCCAGAAGGCGTATACAGGGTAATAAAGGTCATTGACCCATATCATAGTACTAGGACGAATCTGCGTTACATAGAGTGCCATAGAACCGCCTCCTAGAAACGGTTCAATATACCTGTCAAACTCAGAAGGAATGTGTTTTTCTAGAAATTTAATTGCCCTGGATTTTCCACCAGGATATCTAAGTGGTGTTTTAATAAGTGCCATATCAATGTAATTCCATTTTTGCAATAGCAGTAGTCGCAAACTCATCCGCATGAAAAAGAAGATCTCTAAATCTTGCTTTTATAGATTGCCATGACTCAACCGCATTAACTGTAGGATCTCCTACCCAAACAACATCAGAATCGTCATAATAGTATTCTCCCTTAAAATCAGTTTTTTGAGTTGGATCTTTTACAGAAGCAGAAGTAGTTACCGTAACTCGATCTTTAGCAACAACCATAATCATTCTCTTAGTATATTCACCAAGAATATAATAATCTGCAAGTTTTACTACAGGTGGTTTATCAGAATTTGGATGAGCATTCTTAATAACAAATGTGGTCTTACCATAATTTGTTGTTTTAGGTAAGATAACTTTCTTACATTCATACGTAGTATTGTCGAGTGCAAGAAGATCGTATCCATTCTTCCCAGGATCACGTGTAAGCATACATTGAGATGCATATTGAATGATCTCTTCTAGTGCCCTTCCGTTATCAAAGTTATTCTCAGAAGATTCATTTTTAAATATAACAGAACTATGGCGAGACATCCAGATGTCTGCATGATTATAGTTAAAAGTATTAAAGAGGTTTTTTACTTGTTTGATTGTTTTCATTTGAATTCACACTCCATCATGATTTCGGTAAGGGCAGACATAAGATTAATTTCTTGATCAGCAACGAATGCTGATTTGTATTGATAGTTTCCTAATATCAATACTGCTTGAGGAATAGTTCTTTCCTCAAATACTGCGTAAAGGTTATCGTAAATTGTCCTAAAGATATGAGAAGGTTCATTATCTAAATTAGACGATACCCACTTCTTTGCAGTAGTAAACTGTTTGTTCTTCAGTGCAACTATAAGTTGGTCAAATTTAATACTTGACAAACTTGCAAGGATACCACTGTCGATTACACCACCAATTGCATAACGCTGACACTCATTAAGAGTACGACGCCAGTCAGGAAAAAACTTGAGAATTATTTGGGGGAGAACCTTCTCATCATATTGTACACCTTCCTTCTCAAGTATAAACCTGAGACGGTCGAAAAATGATCCTGCAAGATTTCGCTTTTCTGCTCCTGGAATGTTGAAGTCAACGACGGAGCATCTGGAGTGGAGGGGTTCGATGAGTTTATTTTTGTAGTTACAGGTGAAAATAAACCTACAGTTACCGCTAAATGTCTCAATGTTCGCCCGTAAGGCGAGTTGTACATCATGGGTTGTGTTGTCAGCTTCGTCAACAATGATGACTTTGTGGTGGGAGTCACTAGATAGTGATACGGTCGATGCAAAATTTTTGACTTTATTTCGTACTGTGTCAAGATAGCGTCCTTCGTCAGATCCATTAATTACAATATAGGTTACACCAAGTTCAGCACAAAGTGCCTTGGCGACAGTAGTTTTACCGATACCAGCGGTTCCATGAAGAAGCAGATTAGGAATCTGCTCACTCTTCACAAAGTTTTTAAAAGTTTCTTTTGTACTCTGAGGTAGAATACATTCATCAATCTTCGATGGGCGATACTTTTCAACCCAAAGAAATTCATTACGATCAGTCATGTCAACCAAAGAAAGAGTCAGGTTCTAGTGCGATAAAATATTCTAAATCATTATCAACAAAGTGTGCTGCTTTCGTAGCAAGTTTTACATGATATGAAGTAGAAATCATCTTAAGGTTTTCAACTTTAAATTGAAAAGAAAACTGAGTGTCAGAATGACCAACAGTGTGAATCACGGTGTTGGAAGTGTCATTCTCCTTATCTTTAATAACTAATGCTACTTCACCTTCGGCATTAGTTTCTACACAAAGATCAGGTAGGTTGTAGATGCCTGCAAGTTTCTTCAGATTCTCAAATTCATCTCTTTCCAGATCAAATGCAAATTTATAGTCAAGAGATCCAATAGATTCAGGAGGATGTGGTTGAACAACAGCAGGGTCAGACAAAAAGTATTTTACTTTTGAGCGTCCTGAACTAATAGTCAGATATGAAGTGTTGTTGAATTCAAGATCAGGTTGTTGCCATACACTAAGACCAACAAGGAGTTCGTGTAAATCATAGATGGCAAAGGGCATTGCAAAATCTTCAGGAACATTTGCCCTAGCAAAAATGTTTTGAGTGACTGAAATAGTTTTCAGTGTAGAACCTTCTTTAACATAAATCATGTTGTTGATGTTAGAGAAGTTCTTAAGGAGTGCAAGAGTCCTTTCAGATAGTTTCATAATTACTGAGGGTAGGTTTCACGGTTTGCATTTTTGTCGTTGAAGTGTAAGAGAAGAACTGCATAGTGCAGGATCTTTACAATGTCACGACGGGC